TCCATAGTTGCTCTGCACAGGTGTTGGTTATAGCCTAGGGTAAATTAACGCATTTCCCTATGCTTGTTTTAATTAAACCAATCCTTTTCGCTTTCATCAAGAGCGATTCCGTCAAACGCCTTGTGATTCAGTTACTTGAGAAACTTAGTCAGACCACAGATAACAACATAGATGATCAAGCTGTTGCGATCATTAGAGACAATATTTTTAAGCTACAATCAAAGTAAGTAATCTACACAGGTGCAACTATGCCAAATAACTCTGACGAACTAGAGAGATTACACACTTTAACCATTGCTGCTGTTATCCATCGAGTAGAGAATGGCGGTCAAGATGATGACGGTAACTACAAACCCGTCAGCAATGACGATCTGAGACTGGCTGCTCAACTGCTCAAACAAAACAACATCACCGCTAATTTGGCAGAAGCAGACAACGAAAGGTTAAAAGCAAATATGGCTAAGAAGTGTGATTTCTCTGCAATCAAAAAGAAGTTAGAACAAAGCATCTAAAGATAGAACAAAACCCCCTAGCGTCCTCTAAGAGCTAAGGGGTTTGAACTAACATCGTTTCCCACCTCGACGTTGAATAATCTACCTGCGTAAATTACTTAGACAATTTAACGACTTCTTTGCTCTTATTCAACTCTTGTAACCTTGTTTGTTGTCTTCTTAACTCAAGGCAATGAGAACAAAAACAGACAAAGATTTCTCTCTCTTTAGTCTTCACGATCTTGCAACTCCACCGTAGGCTTTATGGTTATTTTTTGGTATGAAGCCACATGCCAAATCATCAATTGATGCACCTGTTTCATCAAACCAAGCTTCTCTAATTAAATCGTCTATCTCTTCCTGACGCTCAAATTTTCTCCTTTGCTGATCTTGTGCTGCTGCATCAACAAAGAACTTAACGCCAAGACTGAGGGAATCAATTTTGTCATCAAATAACAGACTTCCTCTATCGGTTGTTATGCGGCTCATGCCATACATCAATGATCGTTGATGACCACTTTCAGGATCACGTTCAGCACTTGCATAATCACTTTTAATTACTGATCTACTAACCACTAAACGATGCTGCTGAATTAACGGTGCAAGGGTATCTACGATTCTCCTTTCCTTTTGAATACTGACTCTGACTTCTTCTATAGCCACTGGATGATGCCTCAACATGGCAGGTTGTAATAAGGCAGTAAACATTCCATCACCCATGTTTGATTCAGTAACAACTTGAGTTACATTCCATTTCTTTGCGATCTTTGCCAACATCTCTAATACATCTTTTTCATATCCCCTTGTCGTACCACCACATTCCAATAAAAAGAAATTACCGTTTAATTCAGCAATAACATTCCAAGCCATCTGGTCTTGGCCTCTTCCGGAGGGATCAATTGCTAACACACATCTCCATGTATCTTTTGATGAAATCCACCCATCAATATTCATTGGTGCGTGGTAATAACGATCAGCACCCATCCCAACACAAATTAAATCTTGTACTCGTTGTTCTGGTGCAGATCCCCATACCACTGTTTCAGGTAAAGCTTTGCCATCTAAATCCATCACAATCAAATCTCCTAACCTGATTGGATAACGATCTAACGTACTTAGTCGGCAATTCAATTGAAACTGCAACTGAACAGCAGATCTTGTCATCCTTGTCTCTCTCTTTAATAATTCCTCATGCCCAAAGCGTTCAGGATCAGTTGGTTCACCAGCAATTTCTGGATTCTTTTCTACGGCTTCCTTGATGTCTGGGGCTAGGTGTTCTTCATAACAATCCCACTCATCAGAGTCGTTTGGATTAGGAAATCTCGCAGGCCAAAAACGTATAGAATAGTTCCTTTCCCTTACCAGCCTTAGATATAAACTTGACTCTAAGTGTGGCGTACCTAGGTATCGAATTTGTCTTGGGAAGATTTGTTGTACGCCTCCCAGCGTGTAATCCCTAGGTGCGTTTGCATCAAAGCCCGGATCATCTGGTTTAATAATTGCTTCTAATTCTGTAACCGCTTGTGCTAATCGTTCTTGCTTTAACGGTGTGATCGAGTTATTTAACGTCTCTATATCGTCTGGTAATGCCAACGTACAGCGTTTACCAGTCAAAGATGGACTCAATATCCCTACTGTTCTTACAGACGGACTCTGATCAATTACAGCAGGCCCAACATCAAATGCTTTAAAGCTTGATCTTCCATCAGGTCTTGGTTCTAAACATCGCAATATATCCACATCCCTAATACATCTCGCCATAAATGTTGCTACCTCCTCTGCTTTCTCAGCAGTAGCAGCAGGAATTAAAATCTTTTCAGTAAAAGGATCATGTCTTAATCTCCATAACGCATAAGCACCACTTTCAAAAGACTTACCTAATCCTCTATACGCTGTAGTAATACACCTATCTGGCCCTGTCTCTAACCACTGTGCCACACTCAATTGTCTTAGCGTCGGTGTATCAGCTAAACCTAGTTCTCTTAATAAATAACAAAGGAAATGTGGGAAAGGCCACAACCCTTCCGGCAATGGACTCCAGCTCATGTTTCCTTCCTGTGATAAACCTCTACGTCTGACTTACATTCAGGACAACTTAAAAAAGTAATAAAATCATATTCTTCTAAATGATCACACTCTGAATCACTGCCCCATATAAGTTCAGTTTTACAATGCCAGCAGTTCATAAAGAGAACCCTCCAGCCTTGACGACCAAAGGGTTCTCCCAACAACCACTAACCAAATAGGTCAGTGAACTTCCCAGCACCACCTGTAGAAGCATCTTCATCTTAGTCCTCTTCTGTCTTAACTTTCTCTTTTTTCGCTTCTTTAATCACAGGTTCATTCTCTTTTCCAATCGCTTTCATATATACATCCACAGGAACATCACTTCCATACTGCTGTAATCCTAATCTCATCCTCTCCTCGTTACTTACATACATGGGTGCAGCGCAATTAATAAAACAATAACTAATTATTCACTCACTATCCATAGCTTGTCTGAATTGTTTCATAATCAATGACCTCTTTTGACTCCCACCCGCACATGCAATATAAGGATTGATCAAAAAGTACACCTCCCCTGTCCTCTCTTCCTTCACCCTTGCCACTATTAGTTCCTGCTGCAATCTCTTGATTCCATTACAACAAGCAGATACACCAATCCCTAACCGTTTCGCTAATGCACCAGCAGTCATTCTGATCTTCCCACTTCTCCAACTCATCTCAGCCATTAATCCAACCAATATCGCCATGTCCCTTAGCTGAATCCTCCTGTCCCTTAAGCCAACCAATAACCCATCCATTTCTTCTGTATATAACATCAGAAAATCTTCTTGGTCCGTACTACTTCTCATAGGTTCCTTGTGCTGATTTACTTATTGGCACACCTAGGTGTCTCAACTTTTCTTAAGGTTTGTTCGACCCAGTCATACCAACCCATCTAACATACCATAAATTAAACCACTTAAATCTAGGTGTGTGCTTTTTAAATCTATAACTGCCCTATTTTGCGGCGACTCTAGACTCTCTATAGGGGAACCCTCTTTTTTTTACGTGAACACACACATACACACCTACATACACATACCTCTCTCCACTTTTCTCGGCTGATTTTTTTTTCCATTTTTATATCGCATCTTTAGGGGGGTAGATTTAGTGGCAGCGCGTGACGTTCCCCCTTTCAAAATTTCAAAAGAACAAGAAAAAAAAGATCAAAAGACTACTAGGGATGTTTATTTTTTTAGTGGTAGGGGGGGTGTTCTTAAGTATTAATCAGTTGAATCTATTGGTATGACTTAATTGTTATCAGATAACTGATCTGATGACAGTTGAAAGTATTACTTAGTAGGACGTAATCAGGGTGTAGAGGGTAGCTAAGAGGGTGAAGGGTAAGGCTAAGGGATTGTGACAGAGTGTAAAGATTGAGTTGTGCGATTGTCTCGTTAACTTCTCGACGATGAGAAGTGATGCTATAAGAAAGAGGCGAGCTTTGCACATGTGCAGAGTAAGCAACAACAACCACTTACCAAGGTATTAACACTGTGGCAGCAACTACCGACAAACACGCAGAGCTTAAAGCGAAGCGAGCTAAAGAGATCGCAAGAGCTTTAGAGATACAGCAATCAAACAGGGTCAAAGAAGTTGACTATCGGAATAAGGTCAACAAGCGGGCTGATGAAGTTCAAAGAGAATTAATTAATTTCTTCCGTCCTTTGATTGGTAAAAAGATTAGAACTATTTCAGGTTATGGGGACTGGTCGAAGTTAGTTAAGGGAAAGTTAAATCTTTATCTAGATGATCTTTGGACTGAGGGATTCAGGGTTTTATGCCGTCCTAGCTGCGGTACTTTGTACTTCGAGATAGATACGACTTACCAATATGATCAAATAGGTTTTAACGGCTATGAGAGTCATTCAACAAGCTATGTAAAAGCTGATTTCTATGTAGGAAGCTGGGATGAATCAACAGGGAACTTATACAAAGTGAAAGAGGAAGAGAATATTAGTGAGAGAAGAACAGACTGGACAGTGGAAGAGTTAGCAGCGACTAGGAAGAAGATTAAAGAAATGGATGAAGAGCTAAGGAACTTAAAGCACTCAATCTGGGAGTTTAAATAAATGAAATATCAAATTATTAACCGTCCTATAGATGAAAACTGGGTTCCTTATGAAGAACTCAGTAAAGAGGAAAGACAGCAATTAAAGAAAGAGATTGATCATAAGTTAAAGCAAGAAAGAAACGCTAAATTATATGATGCAATGGCATTAATAAGAGACTTCAAAGAATATCTGCAAATCACTGATGAGACTGATTTAGATCTAATGAATAAGATGTGGGAGATAACAAATAATAGAGAGTTTAGGAAAGAAAGAAGGAGGGTATTTCCTAAAGGTACTAAGTCAATCTGGAGTTAATCAATGGAATATTTAACATATAAACAATTTATTACTAGGTATCCTGATTGGTTTAAATGGACTAGTTATCAAGAGTATTTAGATGAATATTATTATTATAAAAATGATCATTATGAGGGACACATAGAAGGCTATTCATAACAATTAATCTATCCTTGAAGCCTTCTTAATCAGTGGGCTTCATGGATGGCTTATGTCATCTACTAAACAACCATTAACCGAGGTTTTATTATGCCTAAATCAATCATTGAACAACTAAAAGAGCCGCCAGAATATAAATATAAAGTTCTTGTTCAAGATCATCCTAAAGATCTAATTTGTGCCATAGAAAGCATAGATAAAGAATATATAATTAAGTACAGAGATACAACAATCAAACAAGGTGGGAAAGCAATGGCTCAAGAACTAATAAATAATAAGTGGGAGATAATTAAATGACATTACATCCTATTCAGAATGTATATTATCCTAATCAATTAAAGGATAGTAGAGACAAGCATAGAGCTGTTATCTATGAGGCTGCCACAATGCTCTTAGAGAGTGATTTAGCACTGCCTAAGAAGTATAGGATTAGTGGTAATACTAAGAGGGAATTAAAGCGAATTATCTGGGGAATAGGAGAGAATAAATTAGATGCAGAGATAACACTACCAGAGTTTTTATGAGGCCGTATTTTTATGCAATGGTCACTGTGTTTTTGTTGTGGACAACAGGTTTCGCAGTGGCTAATTTATTCCTATTAAAAGGAATTATTTTACATCAACAAAATGTTATTCAAAAGGAGTTAAACCAATGACTATTTTTTACTTAAGCACAACTGAGATTCTCAACAGAGACTATACAGTTAGAGCTAACTCAAAAGAAGAAGCTAAGAAGCTTGTATTAGAAAGTAAAGTAAATCATTACGATGAAGATTTAATCAAAATAACAATTGATAAGGGATCAGTAAAAACACATGATGAGGAGTTAAACCAATGAACAGAGTATTTAAATCCGATGCAGAAGTTGATCTAAATCGGTGTGCAAATGCACTAGAAAAGTTAGTAGAAATCGCCTTATCTAAGGATAAACGAGGTGAGGCGAGAAAGAAAAATAAAGAACGAGTTGATCCTATTACCAAACTGAAAATAGATAATGTTACGGGGAGGTTAAAGAAATGAATGATCCAATTGACTATGATTTATTAAGAAAACTTCTTCATAAATTAGAAATAAAAGAGTTTAACGAAAAAGATAATAATTCAAAATTGATGTATATTTTATTTCAATACAGCACTATCCTTGAAAAAAATACAAAGATAATCGGAGAAAATCGAGAGGCTATTAATAAATTAAAAGAAAATATTAATACCCTAGAAAATAAAATTAAAGAATTGGAGGTAAACAAATGAACTCAAAAGATCTAAATGATTTAAACGAGAGAATATGGGATTTAAAAGATAAAGAATACTTCAATGAAGAAGATCCGATGAAAGCAATGTGGTCATTAATAGCAGACTTAAGTATTTTGCAAGGCCAAGGCCAAGAAGAACTAAAGAAAGTAGCTCAATCAGTTGCAATGATTTCAACTGTTATAGGGATATTAACTGAGAAGATTGCAGCATTGGAGGAGAAACTAGATGATAAAAAATAATCAAGCTTTAGTTGAAAAAATCGAGAACGCTGAGAGAAGAATTATGGAGTTAAAAGCTTTAATAAAACACTGGAAGAAAAAGCAAGATCGTACGATAGACAACACAGGTGCAGAGATTAGATGAGAACTTATTTAAACGGATCTGGACAAGGGACAAGAAGATTTTATTTGAATGAAAAATCTGAACGAGTCTGGATTGATATGCCTTCAGAAGAATGGCAACAACATTACTTAAAATCGCATTATCAAAATGATGACTAAAACTAGCTTCAACATCAAACCAAGATTATTTGCTGGGCTTTTATCAGAGTTCAGGAAAAAAGGGAGAGTAATTCCACTTCAAGCAGTAGAAGTTTTTTTACTTGTTGCTAGTGGAGTGGACACAGTAAAAGAGCTAGGAATTGCAATGGCTGATGAGGATGGAAATCCTCTGCATGTATCAAGCGTACATAGAGCGGTATCTTTTTTACGAGGTCGATCTAGTTATCGCAATGGAAAGTTTATTGAATCACCTTTTGAGGGTTACTTGCAGGTGCGGGAACATCCACACACAAGAGCGTTTCAAATATTACTAACTAAACAAGGTAGTGCCTTAGTGAATAGTTACCTAAGGCACAAGATAGATAAATAGAACAAATGATACTTTGCTTTTCGGTAATGCAGAGTTATGGTATTTATTACTAGGGGATACACCTAGGCCACTTCGACTGACCACACCTAGACAGGAGTATCTATGCAGCACATCCTTGTAGCAAATGCAATTGTGCCAACAAACCGCAATTACATTGAGGTTACGTTACATTTAGATTGTGTTAACGGACACTATACAATTGCTCTACATAGGTGTATAACACCTAGGTATCGGAAGCATCCCGAACTACGCTCAAAATGGATTTATCTGTCTTTGAACGGGGTCTTGAAGCTTTTGCGAGCATCGCCCCGACTTCTTTCCCACTTCATCACGTTCAAGTTTTTATCTATGTGGCGCAGCATCAAGGCTGTACTTACAAAGAGATAGAAGATGAATTATCCCTTACTAATTCCTCAGTTAGTAGAACTATTAATGCACTGGGAGGAACACATAGAAAGGGATATGAAGGCCATGATTTATTGCTAGTACAAAATGACGCTGAAGAAGGAAGAAGATATACAGTTTGGCTGACCAAGAAAGGGAAATCAATTATGAGGCAGCTAGACAAAATCAAGTAACAACCACTAACCCAACAACAACCACTAGACCAATGCCTGGAACAATTAGAAAGAACTCCAATGGAGGTTATACCGTTGATGTTTCTATGAACGGTCAGAGAAAAACTGCTAAATGCAGACTCAAAAGGGATGCAGAGAAGAAGAAGAGTGAACTAATACAGAGCTTCAGAAGAAGTTATGAGGGCAAGACATCTACCTCAAGAATTAGATTAGATATGACATTAGAAGAAGGTGAAAAGTTAGCACTTGACAGGCATTACAAAGACATGGCTTCTTATGATTCAGTGAAAGGTGGATTAAATAAAATTATTTATCATTATGGAAAAGATTTTAAATTAAAAGATATAAACTCTGAGAATTTTTTTGAATATACAGAGGATGGGTTAGCACAAGATATTTTACCCAGCACATTAAATAAACATAGAGGTTATTTAATCAAAGTATTTTCGATTGCTTTAGTGTATGGAAAGATTAGAAAAGAAGAAATACCAACACTTCCACCAAGATTGAGAGATGTAAAACGACATAAAAGAATATTCAGCAAAGAAGAAGAAAGTTTCTTTATTAATTACTGGAGAAAATGTGGTTATGAACAGTTAGCAGATTTATATCAGTGGAGTATTGATTTATGTGCAAGATGGGGTGAAGGTCAAAAGCTTAGATCAGGTGATGTTGATTTAAAGAATGGTTTAGTTACTTTTAGGCAACCAAAGAACAAGGATACAAGAACAGTTGCAATGACTAAAAGGGCTATTGAATGTATTAGGCCGTGGGTATCAAATGATAAAAGAGAACATGTATGGCAGGGAGAAGGATTGAAATATCACCAACTCAGGAGATTAATTGATCAGGTTAAAAGTGAATTAGGACTAGAGGAAGATAAAGCATTGACTTGGCATAGTTGTAGACACACAGGGGCAACAAGGATTGCACAAGCTGGTGTTTCTTTATCTGAATTAATGGCATTTGGAGGATGGAAAAGTTTAGCCAGTGTTCAGTGCTATCTTCACTTAGATACTAAAAAATTAAGCCGTTGCGTTGCGGCTCTGGAGGAGGCCGTTAAATGAATTATCAAATCAAAGGTTTTGAGGAATATTACAAAGACTTAGAAAAGAAAAAAGAATGGACAGATTTAACGATTCTTTTAAAAAATCTAAGCAGCAACAAACTAAGAAATGTAATTAAATTTTCTAAAGAAGAGATTCAAAAAAGAAAAAAAAGAGGACGGGGAGAACTTTGACATGGAATACCAGCGACGAGACTTGAACTCGTACGATGCTTGCGCATCTCAGGATTTTAAGTCCTGTGTGTCTACCAATTCCACCACGCTGGCAATTATTTTTTTATGTTATACCCTAGGTGTGGAACCTGCCATCAGATTATGTCTGACGGAACACCAAAGGTGCATCTTTAACGCCTTCTGAATTAAAGTTTCCTTCAAAACCCTCTAGTTACCCCAAGGGATTTGAATTTGTTATCAGACTTAAAATCTGATAGCGGCATCTGCAACTGTGCAGAGTACTTGTAAAACCTAGGGATCTCAACAGTTTTTCCCTAGATACACAGGTGCATCACAAATTGGGGTAAAAGCACCCCAAAATGCACCCAAACCGACCTAAAATTTCGTCTGCAAAGGCAAAAGAATTACAAGATCAGAGAGAAGCAAGAGAGAAAAGCAGGGCAAAATGGGCAGCGTTTAACGCTCGCTCTAAGCTTCAGAGTCAGGGGAAAGAAAGTGTCACTGAGTATGGAATAAAACTATTCAATGCAAATGCTGAGACAGTCACGATTGCACTTGGATTATTACTTGA